AGAAAAACACTACGTCATTTGGCCAACAAGCGCCATTACCAAGAATTTGTAGAACAATTTGCTCCTGAATCAGCCTCTGAAGAAGATGTTGATGTTGATGCCTTGCGTGAACGTTTTGTTAAAAAAGTTTATGATGATCGTTTTACTGAAGCATTGCCAACAGTATACAAAGCATACAAAAAATATCAGTCTGAAGCAGCTGCACAATTGGGCAATGAGTTGGATGAATGGGCTGCTGGTGTAACTGAAAGTGTATGGGACGAATCAGAATCTACTGCAAATTTTGATATTGAAGCATTACAGGACAAAATGTCTCAACCATGGACCTTGGGCATGCAAGGGATTGATGCCACTACTGATTTAAAAGAACTATTGCCTGGTGAAGACCTAACTGACTTGAATCAAGCCATTTATCACTATGCCAAAGATCAAGGACCAGATCAAGACGTTCGTCCATTGGTCAAGGTATGGCTACGTGATCACAAGCCTGAGGTATTGAGACAACTAGACATTGGACAAAAAAATGTAGATGATGCACATACCAATCATGTGAATCCAGTTAGTCCCCAAGATGCACATCCAAAAGATCAATATGGTGCCAGTGGCATGGATGATCCAGTTACTGATCCCAATGTCAAATTGCGTGAAGCAGATGATTTAGACTTTATACGCAGCCTAGCTGGCATTAAACGCTGATTACGACGTTATTCGTCTGGCCCTGAATACTACTTTTACACTAGGTGTATCTTTTGGGCTATTGGTGGGATTAGTTGAATGTAAACATCTCCCATCTTGTATAATTAATCTGCCAGGCACAGGACTAACTACTTGTCCTTGATCCAACCATCCAATACCATAATTACGTTGTTGTTGATATCCGTGGTTGAACTGTTGATGATCCAATGAATTCGGATCATCAGGAAAATATTTAACCTCTCCTGACCAACTGGGATACCATTCCAAGTTAGCCACATACAACATGGTTACGGTGTCTGGGTCGTTGTATTCCAATGCAGTATCTCTATGAATATATCCAGTGCCCTTCATCAGTTCGGCTTGATGAAATGCATTTATATAGGCTCTCCATCCAGCTGACAAATTGGGATCACTGGGTTGAGGTGCTTTGAAATCGGGTCCGTAAATGCCTTCAGGGTTGCCAGTTAACAAATATTGATTATCCAGTTTTCGATTCAATTCTTTCCATAACAAATAAATTATAGGAAAGTTTTCTTTCAAGCCTGCCTCGTCACTGGACAAAGGTACACGATGTATTCTATAACTAGGACTGTCGTGCTGTAGTATCATCCATTTTTCTTGTGGTTGATTGAGATTATATTTGAATTTTGATCCCGGAGTAGGCATCCATCCGCTATAAAAATCCAAAGTTTTAATATATTCCCATACCTTTACCCTGGTAGATTCAGGTAACAGATCATCATGTGTTTCAATTTTATATGGCATGCTCATACCAATATTTAGTTGGTGACCAAATAGGATAAAATAATTTGCCCGTTTTGTATTGACTTGATAAATACTATTGTTATATACTAGCGGAGTGCTAGAATATATCTAGGCACATTACAAAGACCATCTTATAAAGGAAATACATCATGGCAATGACATTAGCAGAGATTCGCGCAAAACTACAAGCAAATGAAAACCGCGGGGGCGGCAAATCACAAGGTGGCGACAACGCCATTTATCCACATTGGAATATTCCCGAGGGAACAACGTCCAGAGTTAGATTTTTACCAGACGGCAACGCAAAGAATGATTTCTTCTGGGTTGATCGCGAAATGATCCGTTTACCATTCGCAGGTATCAAAGGACAAGCAGATTCAAAACCAGTTATTGTACAAGTTCCTTGTGTGGAAATGTACAAAGACGGAACACCATGCCCGATCTTGGCAGAAGTACGTCCTTGGTTCAAAGATCCAGCATTGGAAGATATGGGTCGTAAATATTGGAAGAAAAAATCTTATTTGTTCCAAGGTTTTGTACGTGAAAACGCACTTAGCGATGACAAGACACCAGCCAATCCTATTCGTAGATTTGTGATCAGTCCGCAAATCTTTAACATTATCAAAGCTGCATTAATGGACGTTGAAATGGAAAGTTTGCCCACAGACTACACTGGCGGTTTAGATTTCCAAATCATTAAAACATCGAAAGGTGGCTATGCTGACTACAGTACCAGCAAATGGTCACGCAAAGAAACTGCACTCAACAGTGACGAAATGGCAGCCATTGAGCAGTTTGGCTTGCACAACTTGAGCGACTTTTTGCCCAAGAAGCCCACAGACGTTGAACTGAAAGTGATCAAGGAAATGTTCGAAGCATCAGTGGATGGACAACCTTATGATCCAGATCGTTGGGCCAACTACTACAAGCCAGCAGGCTTCCAAGGTGGGTCAGGTTCCACTGGAGACGAAGTTGCTGCACCAGTGGCCGCTAAACCTGTAGCAGTTGCAGTGCCAAAAGCTGTAGTAGCCGAAGACGACTCTGCACCATTTGATGCAGACGAGCCAGCAGAAGCCACTGCACCAGTGGTAACTCCTGCAGCCAAACCATCAAGTCAAAAGGCCGAAGACATTTTGGCCATGATTAGAAACCGTAAAACACAGTAATAGTCTGTGCTTGTGTCTGGCAGGGGAGTTACGGTTCCCTTGCTCCTACCTTCAATGAAAGAATAATTATCATGGGAAAACCCTTCGACGTTTCTAAATTTAGAAAATCAATTACAAAAAGTATCGACGGTATCAGCGTGGGGTTTAATGATCCTACAGACTGGATCAGTACCAACAACTATGCACTAAACTATCTTATCTCAGGAGACTTCCACAAAGGAATTCCCATGGGCAAAGTCACTGTGTTTGCAGGTGAATCAGGTGCAGGCAAATCATTTATTTGCTCCGGCAATCTAATTAAAAATGCACAAGCGCAAGGCATTTATCCTATCTTGATTGATACAGAAAACGCACTGGATGAAGCCTGGTTACATGCTCTTGGGGTCGACACCAGCGAAGACAAATTGCTCAAGTTAAACATGGCCATGATCGATGATGTGGCCAAAATGATCAGTGAGTTTGTGAAAGAGTACAAAACCATGCCCGAAGACCAACGTCCCAAAGTCCTATTTGTACTTGACTCATTGGGTATGTTGTTGACACCTACAGATGTAAATCAATTTGAAGCAGGTGACTTGAAAGGTGACATGGGTCGTAAACCCAAGGCACTTACTGCCCTGGTTCGTAATTGTGTTAACATGTTTGGTGATTTGAACTTGGGGTTAGTTGCTACTAACCACACATATGCTAGCCAAGACATGTTTGATCCCGATGACAAGATTTCTGGTGGTCAAGGCTTTATCTATGCCAGTTCAATTGTGGTTGCTATGCGTAAACTAAAACTCAAAGAAGATGAAGATGGCAACAAGATCTCTGAAGTAAAAGGTATTAGAGCTGCTTGCAAGATCATGAAAACACGCTACGCCAAACCTTTTGAATCAGTACAAGTTAAGATTCCTTACGAAACAGGTATGAATCCTTATTCAGGCATGGTTGACTTGATTGAGGGCAAAGGTTTGTTGGCCAAAGAAGGCAATAGTCTTAAATACACACTAGCAGATGGCACGGTCATTAAACAATTCCGCAAAGCATGGGAACGCAATGAAAATGAATCATTGGATCGGGTGATGGCAGATATCACTGCAAACCCACACCGTGCAAATCCTGCTCCACAACCTGAAGAGGAATCTGTAGAATGAGTATCGAAGTAGAAGTATTAGGCGAAGTTTATACTATCCTAAAACAATATATTCCGCAAAAAGATCGGCAAGAAGCTGCTGACAATGTCATGAGTGTTGTAGTTGATATGTTAAACGATATCGACTTACAAGAGTTTGGGGGCACTGATAGCAATTTAAAGAAAGCTCTTAAAGAATACTCAATTGATCACGACGAAGATGATGACGACTCTGACTACGAAGACTAATCTATGTGGTATAACCGTGTGGTTTCAAATCTGGGGGAAATCCCCGGATTTATTGATTATTATGAAGCAGAATTAATTGCAGCCAAAACAGAATTAAAAATTGTCGGCAATGTTGAACGTGCGTTGAGCAATTTGCCGGGGGTAACAGAGCAACGCTTTAATCAATTGCAAGAAATTGAAGCAGTACTGGAATACTTGAATATACAATTAAGAAAAATTCGACAAAAGCACTACAAGAAGTATCTTGAAGCGTATCAACGTGCACTTACCAGTAGAGATGCAGAAAAGTATGCCGAAGCCGAAGACGAAGTAATTGACATGGAGACCATCATCAACGAAGTGGCATTGATTCGTAACAAATGGTTAGGTGTAATGAAAGGCTTAGAAAGCAAAAACTACATGTTGGGTAACGTGGTACGATTACGTATTGTTGGTATGGAGGACATTGTGGTATGAAACCCTGGAGATATCGTGCTGAAGAACTGTTGAGAGAATATGATCTGTGCTGCCAGGCCAAGCCCAAGCATGATGCAGTTGACATTCAACTGGAAAAAGATGCAGTGGGCAAATGGGCAAGCCATCTTGCTACACAGCGTTCCTGGGGCACAGATTTAGAAATAGCAGAAGCCTGTTATCAGCTTGAACCTAGGCTGGCTCGATTAAAAGAAAAACTAGTAATGGAAATACTTACCAATGGCACTGTTTAAAAATGCATACGATAGTCACCAACATAGTTTAGAAGTACTAAACATGCTGTATGGATACGATAGTTTTTTAGATAACTTATCGTCTATTGCTGATATGGGTTGCGGCAGTGCAATGGATTCTGAATGGTGGGCCACACTTACGACTCGAGATGACCCGCCAGAGCCACATAATTACAAAGTATATGCAGTAGATCAAAATATAGAACAAATTGAGCCGGATATATTATCAGCTAATCCTAATATTATTCCTATTAAAACAAATTTTGAAGAAATAACCATTGGTCGTAAAGTTGACTTGATTTGGAGTCATGACAGTTTTCAATATGCACGTAATCCACTCAAATGTTTGGCCTTGTGGAAACAAACACTGAATGTAAATGGCATGCTGATATTGAGCATACCACAAACCACCTACATGTACAACAATCGCCTGACAGTGACCAATCATAGTCAACAGTACTACAGTTATAACATATTGAATTTGATGTACATGTTGGCTCTGTCAGGGTTTGACTGCAGAGATGCTTACTTTTATCGTAAAGAAAATAGTCCTTGGTTGTATGCAGGAGTATATGCCAGCGAGCACGATCCCTTGCCTGAGCACGCAAGTTGGCATGATTTAGCAGATCGTAACTTGATCAACGACAGTTTAAAATCCAGCTTAAATCGTTATGGACACGCACGCTTAGAAGATTTGATTGTGTGTTGGTTTGACAAGAACTTATATCAAATATCGAACTAAATACGTTATGCGCGATTTAATTGACCTTATCACTAATTTATCTGAAAATATCTCATTGACTGAAGCCA